CGGTTGACCTGGTCGACGATAGCCTCGATCAGATCCTGAAAAACCAATTCGCTGGCCGCGGCGTCATTCAGCGAATAGATGCCGGTGATCTGGATGGTGTGGCGGCGCTCCGCTTCGGGCATGGCCGTCCATTCCGACGGGCTGGCCTTGCGGCTGAGCGCCCAGCCGTTCAACCGGCCGTAACTCTCGTAATGTTTCAGCAGGTCGCTCCAGTTGGCCGACCAGCGCTCGTAGTCGTGTACCACCCCGATGCCGTCTACGGTGAGCAGCAGAGCTTTGAGAGTATTTCTGATAGTCTTCAGGCTCATGACAGGCGTTCCACGATTTTGCTCACCACCCGCTCCCAGAGGCGCTCCAGCGGCGAGCCGGCGTCGTTCAGGCGGTCCACGGTCTTCTGCACGAAATGCTTGCCCTTGGTCCCCGGATGATGCACCACCCGGCGGACCACCCGGTCACCGCTGCTGCTGGCCTCGGCCCAGGTATGCGTCCCCGCTGTCGCCCCGGGCAGGAAGGCCAGGGCCTTCTTGTTCCGGGGGGCGATGAGATGCGGCCGGCTGCCCTTCTCGACGATCTCGCCATAGGGCGTGGGGTTGCGGGTCAGGCTGAGAAACGGGATACCCATTTGCACCTGCTTGAACCAGGCCTTCCACAAGGTGGCGCTCTGGCCCACCGGGGTAGCGGCCACCACCGTAGTCAGCACGAGTTCCGTAGCCGACACCGCGCCCTTGACCATCTCCTGGCGGAAAACCTCGAGGGCGTGCGGATCGTTGAGCAGTGCGCCGCGCTTTTCGACTGCGGCCTTGACACTGATCATCTCAGTCTCCGGGGGTGCGTGATCCGGTCTGTGCCCCAACCGGCGTCGCTGTCCCAGTCGCCGGTGACCGAGGCGCCCTTGAGGCCGCCATCAGCCGCGGCCGGGGCGATGTGGGTTTTATAGAGGCCCTCCAGCTCCTTGCCCCGCTTGGCGTATTCGCCGGACTTGGAGCCGTAGTTCACCGCGTCGGCACTGATCGTGGGCTCGCTGCTCTGGGCGTATTTCCGGGCCAGGGCATAGCAGCACAGGGCCCCGGCCAGGTTGACCACCGCGTCCTGGTCGGAGGCCGGGAGGCTGGTGTCGTCGTGGCGCACCGTGTAGCTGAAAAGAATCGTCTCGCCGGCGCCCGGCGAGCAGCTCAGAAACCGCAGTTTTTTGCCGTCCGCCGACTGGTAAAGCCGCCAGTCGTTGTCCTCCAGGATGCTGGGCACATGCTGGCCGGCCGGGTATTCCACCTGCCGGGCGCTGGAGAAGCCCTCCTCCCAGTCCTCCGGCAGCTCGTAGTCATAGCCGCCGTCGCCGGCGATCTCGGCCGCCAGTTCCTGCGGCCGGTCCTGGGAATAGCGGCTGATCGCCTGCAAGAGGAAGGCCTGGCGGTCGGCCGGGGTCAACATAGCCGCCTTGTCCTGGAGGACGATGACCAGCTTGGCGTCGAGGTTGATTAGGTTGCTCATCAGTCTTGCGTTTCCTCGATGTCCACGGACATAACCGTGTCCTCATCTTGCGCTGCGGCGATGGCCGCCTTGGCCTGGTAATATCTGGCCATCAAGCCGGATAGTTTCTGAGCGTTGACTTCCAGCATTTCCACGACAAACTCGGCGCCGCCGTAAAACTCTAGTTGGGCGGCCACCACTGCCTTGAAACGGTTGATAATATTCGCGTCGGTCACGACCTGTTGCTGGATAGCGCAGCCCAGGATTACCCCTTTAGTGAGGTCGGTGAGTGTATCCAGGACGTCGCCAAACGGCAGCTGATCCAGGAGCCGGCGCAGTTTGGTTTTTAAATACTGGGCGCGAGCCAGCCTGGCACAATCCAGGGCGCTTTCGGCGCCGGTCAGCGGCGTGCCGTAAATTAGGAGCTGCTCGTCGATGTTCATGCTATTTATTCCCATGAGTAACAGGCGCAGCGCCACCCCGTGTTGTGGCCCGAGTCCGTCCGGCTGCCGCTCCAATAGAGGCACCAGGTGCCCGCAGTGGACGTGGCACCCCAATATCCGCAGGCCAGAGCGCATAATTCGTTCAATAAGAATTGGTAAAAATAGTCCTTACCGAACAGATTGTCGCCGCCGGTGCTGAGGCCGGTAACCGCTGCCGGAATCCCCAGGCCCGCCAGCAACCAGCCCGCCCCGGTAACCGCCTCGGATAGCACCTGGTTGAAGGCGTTGCCAAATCTTTGCGCCAGCACCCCGCCGCCGGCTGTGACAAAAGGTGGCACGAAAACGTCCATCCGGGCCGCCACCCCGACGGCGCCCCAATGGTCAGTGGCCAGGGTATTGCCGGCGGTGAACGATTTCATGGCCGTCGCCTGTTTGGCGGCGTAGAAGATGCCTTTGGTCATAGTGCCGGGGTCGGTGCCAGCATCATAAGCCGTCCCAAAAGCCGCTGAATTAAAGGGAATGGTAAAGGTGTTGTCACCGGTCTTAGTAATGCTCCAGATTTTATCCTTGGCCCCTACCCAATCAGCCTGGGTAATGGCCCCCAGTTGTAGGTAATCGCCATTAGCCAGGCCGTGGTTGGTCCAGGTAATCTCGCAGGCCGCCGCCCGACTCATGCCCTCAATCGGCACCGTGGTGGCGATACAGGTCAGCCCCAGGCTGACCTCATACATCAGGCCGTTGAGGTCGGCCACCCCGCAGTCCTGGCCGTTGTGGGTGGTCTTGGCGAAAGGGAAACCCGAGCCGGTTTTGCCGCAGTTGGAATAGCCATCGGTCAGGTAGACCACCGTGGCGTCGTCCGTGTCTCGCAGGGCATTGTTGCTAGCGCCCTTGGGGTAATTCTTGGCCCCGGTCCAGTCATACCAGGCGCACCGGTTATCGTTCTTGGCCGCCAGGCCGTGAGCCAGCGACAACATGGCCAGGGCGGCATAAATAAATCTGGAGGTCACAAAAAACCGGCTGGCCGGGTTGACTGCCCCGGCCACGCCGTCCCTGGCGTGGGCGCAGTCGAGGGTTTTGTAGTTGGCATTGACCCCACCCGCCGCCGTTAAATCCGCCATCGGATTATGGGCGGCGGCCGTGCTCAGGGGCAGGCCGTTTTTGATGCTGGCCCCGACCCAGCCGGCCCCTTTGGCGACCTTCGAGACCATGTACTTATCGACGAAAAAGCCTGTCTGCTCAACTCCGCCGTCGATGAAGGCCCGGTGCAGAGCGTAGCCCGCAGCGTTGGCTGCGGCCGTATTGGCATAGGCTGAGGCGGGCTGAATATCCCCCCAGTTGATCGGGAAGAGGTTGCCGGTGCCGATGCGGTAATAAAATTTCGGCACCCAACACATCACTGAGCCGTCCTCAAAGACGTAATTGCCGTAGTTGGCGGAGGTCGGATCGGTATAACCGGCCAAGGGCATAAAGCCGCTGGGCAGACTCGGACAGATGCCCACCCCGAACCCGGCCGTCCCGGGCACGCCGATATCGTTGACCGCAGCCGGATAAGTTTGCAAATAGCGGCGGATACCGTTTTGAATGACGTAAAAATTGCCATCGCTGTCTTTTTTGAGCCGACACGGCTGATTCAACATGGTCGCTCCCTAAAAATAGACGTGGTATCTGATGGTACCGCTTACCGTCCCGGTGCGGATAGCCCGCCAGTTGTTGATCGCTTCCGTGCCGGCCACAAAAAACTCATCGCCGTCACTCAGCCGGTCGCCGGAGACCGCGGTGGGCGCCCCCACTTCCTTGGCGCGTATTTCCCCGCCCTCTAAGGTGCATCGCACCACCTTGGCCCTCACCCCCTGCCAAACCAGTTTGGCCGGATCGAAACCGACGCCGCCGACGGTGCCATCCACCGCCAGATCCCCGTAAGCCTTGGGTGCGAGGTTTTGCAGCAGCATTTTCAGGTTCATCTGATTCTCCAGTGGTGCGGGCGGAACGCTCGCCCTACGGCTTACTGTAACTCGTACTCCACTTCGCAGTGCATGGCCGCGATGTTCATGCCGTTACCCACCTTGACCTGGCGGAAGGTGATGACGTCGCCGGCCGCCA